CTGGTTTTAGATAAGCGTTAGGTATGATTGCCATACTAATATTTAGCGTTCAAATTATATATGTAGTTAATAAAAACCCATAAAAAAAGGCCTTACGGCCTTTTCTTATTTGCCACCACTTAGAGTAGCGGCTGTGCCTCGTTGTCCAGGAGCTTGATTAATTGTTTGGATACAGTTATCAGGCTGGATTGTTAGGTCAATCATCTGCGGTGTATTTGCAGAATAGTCTAATGATTGATAGTTGGCAGCTTGTAAGTAGCAACCATAGCACTCCCAACGCTCTAATACAACAGGAGCATTGCCACCGTTGCCACCGTCTAACATTTCGATAGCACATGTGAACTTGTAGTTACCGCCTGAGGCTGCACTACTTTGTTCCATGAAATCGAACTGCTTCTGTAGTTGTTCGCCAACTAACTTAGCAACAGCACCAGTAACATCATCACGGATGTTAATAGTGAAAGGCTTCCAGCTTGGCTTACCCGCATAGTGTACCTTGCTGTTATAGATATCAATAACAGTATCAGCGAAATCAACGCTAGGACGAGCTGCCTTTGAAACTTGTTTAGTAAGTTCTGTAGTAGAACCACTTGTACCAAAGTTTTCAAACATAACTCTAAAACGGTATGTTAATTTTGGCATTAACATACCCTGTGTTGTAGAGCTTTGGCCTGAAGCTAACGGTACTGTAAATTTTGATAATGATGCAATCGACATTTTTTATTTCTCTCCGTTTATTATGCTAGGCCTTTGATTTCGCCAGTATTCTTTAAGCGTAGTGGAATGTAAATGAATTCCACGGCCTTAACTGGTTCAATCGCCACGTCTAGATATAGTTCGTTACGATCAATTCTAGATGGTGTGTTGTTTGATTCGTCACAAACTACTAGATAGTCGTATAGTGCTCTTTGTCCTACTAGCTCTAATAATAAGCTCTCTGCGGCGCCTTTGATCTCGTCGCGTGTGATCTTATCGTTAGGTTCAAACACATATGGCTTAGCTAACTGTGCAAACTGTCTGCGTAGGTAAATTACTAGACGAGCAACATTAATACGATCTAATGCGCTAGCGTTCTTAGCACGGGTGTATTGACCGTAGTTAACAAGACCTGTACCAGTAATAAATGTAATTGGGTTAACTTTAATACTTGCTAGTGTGTCGCGCTGTCCGTTGTTTAATGCAACTGACTGGAATTCACCTTCGCTAGTAATGTAACCAACTGCTGTTGCGTTAGTAATACCACCACGGCGTGTACCAGCTGGTGCAAACCATGGATAAGCAACTTGGTCACTTAAAGCAATAGTTCTTAAAATCATGTGGCTTGGAGGAACAGCAATGTTGTTACCAATGTTGTCGCTTGTATAACCCCATGGATAGAAGAAACCTAAGTATTCGTCACTTGAAACAAGACCCTTGTCGTTGTCTTCTAGTGCGCCGTTGACATTATTACCCCAGTTGCTTAAACTTGTAGCATCTGGTGTTAAACGAGCAGGAGTATCTGCAACTACGAATGCAGTTAATCCACGGTCATAGTTTAGACTTACTAGTTCACCTACTAACTCAGAGTATCCTGGGCAAGCAATCAAGTTAAACACACGACTTTCTTCGTCACGGATTTGTTGGTTAGCATTTACAAGAGCTTGTAGAGCTTGTACAACAACTTTACGCTGTGCCTTACGGCCAAATGTACCACTACCGTCTTCTTCATTTGCGGCCCAGCTAATCCAACGATGTGGATAGTAGTTAGTCATAGCTTCGTTAGTACCAGCTGGTGCCCAACGCTCGTTGTCTGTTAATACATCAACATAGTTCTGGCTAAATTTCTTAACATTAAATCCAGAACGGCGTAAGTTCCATAGCAACATACCTTTTGGATATAGTGCAGGATCTGGGGCGTCAAAGTCTAAGAAATCGCTTTCTAGTAGTTCTGCAATAGTACCTGTAGGTGCTTCTGTTGCTGTACCACCAGTTGTTCCTGCACGAGCATCGTGGAAAAGGATACCGTTTTCTGTAGATTGATCGCTCTTATCAACTAGCAACCATTTCTTAAGAGCAAAGTTGTACTTGTAAATTGTTGGATAGTTTTCAATATCGCTAGTATCAATCCATAGATCTCCATTAGCTAATGCTGAACCATCGCTTTGTGTTGTAGGCTTAGTAGCACTTACAATTGGGCCTGCTGGATCAGTCGCTGGGCCACCTTGTGCAGGAATATCCCCATTCTTATAACCAACCCATGTAGTGCCGTTGTGTATCATAATGTCAACTTCATCTACAATTGAGTTATACCACAAACGACCGTCTGCGGTTATAGTTGTCGGTGCAACAGGTTCTTGTGTATACGAAGGAATCCTTTTTAACTCTGCGGCAACTGCCATTTCCATCCATGAAGAAACAGTAACAATAGTATTGTCTAATGGATTAACATAAGCGTTAGCAGAAGCAAATAGTCCGCTAATGTTTGCGCTTGAATTAATTTCAAAATCACCGCCTGCTGTGTGAACAATACTTACAGAGTTATCGCTGTTAGCAGTTGCTACAACATAAGTTAAACCAGCACCGTTAATTGCATCAGCAAGTGCTTCTGCACTTAACAATCCGCTTGCACCACTAGCTACAGTAATACTGCTTACTGTATTTGTATCAGTAGTTCCTACTAAACTTTCTGTAATTGCAATAGTTGTTCCGCTTGTTGCACCTAATACATTAGTTGTTGCTACAGTTTCTCCAGCGTTGGACTAGATCCGTCGTCGTTAAATCTAATGTATGTAGTGCCTGTTGCAATTGAGCTTCCGCCATTGTTTGCATCTAAGGCTGCTAGTGCTGCCACATTGCTTTCATAGATACCGCTTGATAGCTCTACAAATGCCTTAGTAGCGGCATTGTAACGCTTAATTCTCCAACGAGCGCCTGCGTTAGGACTTGTTGTCTTAACCCATACGGAACCTGTTGGGCGACCGTTAGCCGATGTAGGAGAGTCTGTTCTCTTGTATGTAGGAACAGTATAGTGTGGACTAATTTGTAATGCCGGTGCAAGATATGTACTAGCAGTAATACCTACTGCGGCAGCTACCGGCCCCGACACTTCAATAGCAACGCCAGTTGTGTATAGTTCTAATTTACCGTTGATTGCAGCCGCTGTTACGCCTGAAATTGCAGCATCGTTAATTTTTGTAACTAAATCTGATAAGCTAGTAGGGTTAGCAACTAGTGTACTGTTAATTGTTAAGTCGTCAGATCCGTTAAGTGTTGGGTTACTAATAGTACCCACTGCGGCTGGGCGACTTGCGCTTGAACCTACTTCTACCCATGCTGGAGCAGAATTTGTTTGTGCTTTCTTGTACCATAATTTAACAAGACTTGTTACAGCCACTACAGCGTAGTCACCGATTGCACCTAAGCTAGCTTTTGGTGAGTAATCTTCATCGTTAAAGTTAGTAACTTTGTTGGTATCAGTAATTACGGTTGGGTACTTAACAGTAAATGTTTGGCCGCCTGTTGTTGTTTCAGTGGCGCTATTCCATTCAAAAATACCAAAAGCCGTATTAGCTGTATCTAACCAATAAGCACCGTCGTCTGGATCGCCAGCAGGTGCATCTGGGCTAGCATCTAGTTCATTTAAATCAATATCTGCACGAACAACATAAGCACGATTGCTTACGCCTAGATAACTATATGCTGCCTGAAGACCATATTCGTTTTGCTCTCCGGCATGAACAGGGTTGTTGTTAGCATCAGTTTTAAATACTGGTGTACCGAATGTATCTGATAAGTCTTTTTGACTTGTTAGTAAATATACTTGACCAGCGTTTGCTTGTAATGTACCAGCCGCTGTGCCTGTGCCTGCTCCGTTTGACTTATCTTGAGCAGACGCAACAATAATTAGAGGAACTGTTCCAGGTGCCGCAGGTGTGTAAAAACTTTCGTCAATTACTGATACACTTACGCCTGGTGAACTTAGTTGAGCCATATTATCTTCTCCATGAATACGAGTTCTAATTGTATTTATAGGTTTTTGGCTTTTTAGGCTTAATATACCCCGCGAAAAAGGGACGAAAAAGGTGTAAATATTTGTATGAGACCTTTATGTTCATGCGGATTTAGACCTGCTGCCATTAACTACATTAAGAATGGCCGTACTTACTATAGAAAACTATGCGAAGCTTGCCTTAAAGGCGGTAAGTACGCAGGTATCCCTAAGTGGCAACAGTCAGGCTACAAAAAGAAAAACACCTGCGACAAATGCGGTTTTAAAAGTCCGCATAGCGAGGTGTTTAATGTGTTTCATGTTGACGGCGATTTAAACAACTGCCGTCCTAACAATCTTAAGACGGTATGTGCAAACTGTCAGCGATCTCTTCATCGCGAAGGTGTGAAGTGGAAGCAAGGTGATCTTGTACCAGATCTTTAATCTTAGCAAACAAGTCGTCAATGCTACCGTCATTTTCTAGTACAGCATCAAACTCTGTTCCTACCCATGCTGTTTCGCTAGCATGAATTCCTAATCTAGTAATCTTATCTTTACTAATTGCCCAGGTCATGTTTCCTGCATCGCCGCGATTCATACTAACTGCGGCATCGTACCATTCTGGTTCTTCACCGCGTTTTACACGGATAACAATCCCGCCTGCATTTTTGATTGATTTAATTTCGTTAGGAAAACGACAGTCGCTAATAACAACATCGTCTTTGCTGTTGCGTAGCTTGTT